AAGGAAGGCGAAGAAATGCGAATAATTCCGCAATGCTATAAGTGTGGATATGGCAACATGAGCATAATCAAATATTGCCAGGGTGAGTTTTGTAGGGCGAAAACCAAGGCTGATGCCTTGGAACATCTTCATGTGTCTTGCGATAAGTGCGGATATACAGTTCGTGAGTTGACGAGGGACTATAAGGGAGGCTAATTGCTCTCGCGATCCGAGAAACGGAAGCGCCGGCGTAGAATCAAGCGGTTGTGGGAAAAAGGCAAGAAGCCATCGGTGATAGCGTCCACGTTTTGCATGAGCGTATGGTTGGTGTATAAGATCCTAAGAAAGAAAAGCTAGGCGACTAACGCTTTCCTCGGTTCGATCTTATGGCGAACGTCTTCCACAAAGCCATAGACAAAATGAGCATCTAAGGCGGCGGCGATCCGCTTTAAAGTCTTAAGCTCGTAGTTTTCAAGTTCAGCCCTTTCAAGCCTAGCGATATAGCCTTGAGTAACGCCGGCCTTCTTAGCGAGTTCAACCTGTGTCATATTCTGCTTTCTGCGGAGATGGTTGATTTGAGCGCCAAGGCGAAGCTTCTTACCCTCCAGCTCATAGACCTTCCTGAACTGGGGATCTTTAAGTTCTTCCTCAAGATGATCCTTTACAGTTTCAACTTTGGTTTTCATTGTGTGGCCCCCTCTAGCTGCCGTTACGTTCTATCCAGTCTTTCATACGCTTATTAGCAGTTTCGATGTCCGCTTGCTTCACTTTCTGCGACTTCTTTAAAAAGCCATGCACTAGGATAATATTGGTCCGATGATGGAAAAAGTAAAGGACTCTTGCTTGCCGGGGCCTGATTTCCCTTATTTTCCCGTCTACAATGTCGGCATAGGGCCGGGGGAGATTCGGGCCTTGATCGGCCAACATCTGCGCGTAATGAAAGAACGCCGCTTTGGTGACGGGGTCGAGACTGTTTACGAACTCTTTGACTGGTTTCTCGCCGTCCGCCGTCTCGTAGTAGATGACCTGGTACATTGTCGCTCCTGGGCGCTGTCTGATTACACTTAAAGTATATTACAGAAAAGTAATACTGTCAAGGGAAAAGATGGGAATTGTTGTCTCTTGATTTTGGCCGTTTTCCGTCGAGAAAATTTCCAAACCTAAAAAATAGCAAGAGTATATAATCCTTCCTGTGTGCGCTTGGGGCTTTCCCTGTTCAGGAGAGCCTTAGGCGCACTTTTTTTATGTCCTCAAGCGCACACTCGCAGAGGGCTATCGCCGGGATGACCTCCCGGCCACTTTGAGGTTCAATGAAAAAGCAGACGAGGCGAAAGACCACCGACCAAATCACAAAATGGGTCAGCCTCGCTTATGACGATCAGCCGTATGAGCATCCCCTCTGTGGGTGCTGTCGGCAACCGGGACGAGCAAACGGGCTTAATCTGATTGTCTTTAACTGCAAGTGTAGGCAGCATCGGGCCAACTGGGAGTGTTTGAAGTGCTGCCGATGCCGTGAACATTGCTGTGAAGTCCTGGAGACCCCGAGAAAACATGGCCCGAAAGTATCTAACCCCGAAACCCACGAAAGTGTACTTTACGAGAAACCAGCGCAACGAAAGAGCCCTGGTCAAAAGATTCACGCAGGACGATTTAGACCGCAATTTAGTCTATGAGATTGATAAAGAGGATTGGGCTGAATGGACGAAATCAAAACCGCGCTCGAAAGTCTCATAGCCCTAGAACCCAATACGCGCTTCATCGCCAACCTAGAGGTCGAAGTCGTGCCTGTAGAGGCCGAGGAAGCCCTTAGAAGCGATTTTAACCCCACTTGGAACTAATGAAAGAGTTCGTCTGCGACAGCTTCTATATCCCTAACGAAGCCTGGGAAAAGATCAAGCAGAGCCTAAAGAAGACATTGCAGACAGCCAGGGCCAAGAAAGTCCACGTCTACAAGGCCAAGACCCTTTTGCAGATAAGCCGACCCTCCACGGCTTCGAAGACTCAGCGAGGGAAGCGTAACGATAGAGACCATCGGTTGTAGGGCGAAAGCCTGAGTTACCCATGTATCTCCGTTACCAAGAGCCAATGCGGGCTTAGAGCATACATGAACTGAAGCACAAAGCTGCGTCCGGGTATTAATTCGGCGTCGGGAGATCCCGAGGCTGCCGGGGCAGAAACAGGATAGTCATTATCCTCTAGAGGCGCATCCATCATGTGGGAAAAGCGAAGGGAAGAGGCTGAAGAGCGGCGAAAGACCCTGCTTAAAGCCATGACGCCAACCGAAAGACGGTTCAAGGCGACATTGGACAAGCTGGGTATTCGCTCCTACCCCCAGGTTATATTCTTTCTAGACCAAAATCATTACCGCATTGTGGATTTCTACCTACCCAAACCCTACCGACTGTGTATCGAGCTTGACGGCTCTTCCCACGATTCACAAGAGATGAAGAGTTATGACAAGTGGAAAGACGAGAAATTAACGACGCTCAAGAGGCGTTACAGGATAATCAGAATTAGGAACAGCCAAGTGTGGCATCCCCACTTCAAAGAGCGCCTTTTAGAAAGGCTGAAGCGCTATCGCATCCGGCCTCACCATGGACCGGTTAGGCCAAAGTATAAAGCAGAGAAGCCCAACACGCAGCCTATCAAAAAGCCCAAGATTCAAGGCGGCCTAATCAACATGGCTTGGCAAGTGGTCAAACACTGTAGAAGGGCCGAAAAGAATCGCTTCCAGGGCCTTGAAATGCAGCCTGGATATACATTGGCCGAACTAAAGAAAATGGGGATATTGTGATGAAATTCATGAAGATTCTCTGCATGATCCCAAGCTTCCCAATAGTTCTGATATGCGGCCTTATCCTGATCATGTTTATAGCCATCTTGATAGGCGTTAAGGCTTGGCTAGAATTAGTGGGAATAGACCTAGAAAACTAGCCCATGTTCACATTATTGAGGCCAAAGAGAGCTTGTGCGTGGACAGTCTCAATAGGGAATTGAGAGAGCAAGTAGACAACATCAATGTGATTGAGGCTGCCAACCTTCAACAAGTCGAGGTAATTTTGACACTTTTCCGTCGAGAGAATTCACATAAATAACTTAACACTGGCCCAATAACATAGAGAGAAAACATAAAAGTGTTGAGTATCAAGCATAAGGGCCATTGGACAATTTAACATTATCTTAGTTATCGGAAGCTGGAAGGTAAAAGCAGGGGGAGGGGTAGGGTAACCCTGAAAAGGGGACCCAAAGTAATAGTAATAAGCATGCTTCTCAACTCTAAGCCGAAACAGTTTTAGAAATATCCAAGGGTGGTCAGTCATGAAAAAGGGAACGAGCAAAGAAGATTATATCTTTAAGCGTGCAGAGCTAAGGGACCGTCTTCAAGACCTGGAGTTTGTACGACTTCCTGTGGATGAGAAAGCCAAGATACTAGGGGTGTCACGGAACTGTTGTGACAAATATCTCAAGGAACTGGAGCAAACGGGCGAGTACGAGGAAATTCTTAAGAACGCCAGGAAGAAATACGCCCGTGAGTTCCTAGAAGTCGATGCAGCGATGTTCCAACAGGCCAAGGGTGGTAACGTAGAGGCCGCTAAAACGGTCTATCAGAAGTACGAAGGGTGGTCGCCTAAGCAGACCAACGAGAATATTAATAGAAATCCCGAGGTTGAAGGGTTGTCGGACGAGGAATTGCTCAAAAAGGCGTTGGAAATGGCCGACAAAGAGGCTTTGGCGAAGGCTCTAGCCCAGAAACAGGGCGAAATAAGACCCGAGGTGGTCGAGGACAAGGCTGTTGGCGAGTAGATTTATCTGCTCCAAGTGCAAACACCCTGTAGATCGCTTCGGCGCGGAGAATTACAGGTTGGAAGGCAATAGAGTCAGGCATCTTTGCGACCAGAATTCCGATTTTAGGCTAGGGACGTGCGATTGTTTAGACTGCGATCCCAAGGAAACAGCCGTTGGCGAGTGACGACTATCTCAAGGAGTTGGTAAGACGCAAAACCGAGGAGAAATGCCGGTATTTCACCCCCAATGGGAAACAAGAAGAGTTCATCAACGTCATTGGAGAAGGAAAAAAGACGGTAGTTATCCTTTCCGCCGGCAACGGACTGGGTAAAACAGCTACCGTCATCAACGTCTTAGCGAATATCATCTGGGGACCGCAGAATCAGTATTTTAAGAAGCCGATCTTTGAAAAGTGGCCTTACCCGAAGCGAGCCAGGGTGGTCACGGAGAGCAAAAACGTCGAGGAAATCGGGGCCATCGACCAGGAGATTAAAACCTGGTGGCCTCTAGGACGTTACAAAGCCTCTAAGAACGGAAAATTGTTCCTGAGCCAGTACGAGATGGACAACGGCTGGATCATGGACAAGATGTCCTACGAGCAGGACAAGAAAGAGTTTGAATCCTCGACTCTGGGTCTAGTGGTCTTTGACGAACCGCCACCGAAACCGATCTTTGACGCCTGTAAGTGGCGGTTAAGAATGGGCGGGATCATCCTGATCTCCATGACGCCGTTAGAAGGTGCCGCGTGGATCTTTGAAGAGGGGGGTCTTCTGGACTCAGAAGACTGTCAGATCGTCTACGCCGACATAGAAGACAATTGCAAGGTTCACGGGGTCAGGGGGGTCTTAGAACACCAGCACATCGAAAAGATGCTGTCTGGGGCTTCCCCGGAGGAGATAGAGGCTCGTAAGAGCGGCAAGCCTCTGTCGATGGTCAACACGATCTTTGGAAGCCTTTGGGTCCCGGATGTCCATATCATCGAAGACGACGTTGAACCGCCTCCGGGAAGTCAGTTTGGGATGACCGTAGACCCCGGAGATGGCAAGCCTTACGCAATAACGTGGTGGTGGGTAGACCCGAGGGGTCATATCGTCTTCGACTACAACTGGCCCGAGGAGAACTGGGTGAAGGTCTTAAGAAACAAAGATTATCAGACTCTAAGGATGGAAGATTACCTGAAAATCTTCGCTCAGTACGAAAAGGGACGACGGATGGAATGGCGGATCATGGACAGGCACTATGGAAACACAAGGGACGGTCGGACGGGGAGGTCGTTAATCGACGACTGGAGCGCCCTGTATGGAGTAGACTTTCAGCCGTCTTACAACTGCGAAGAAGAGATAGATACGGGTATTCGGAAGGTCAAAGACTATCTGAAGTTCGACAAAAAGCAGCCGTTGAACGCCATGAACCTCCCCAGGCTTTACGTCAAAAAGAGGTGCAAGAACGTCATTATGTCTGTCCCAAAGTGGGCGAACAAGGTAGACCCTGAGACGTACATAGCCAAACCAGATGCTAAAAGCGTCTACAAGGACTTCTGCGACGACGTGAGGTATACCTGTATGCTTCAGCCTGAAGTCTATGTCTCTAAGCCTCTGACCCAAAACAGGAGAATCTACGCCATTGGCCGCTAACGTCTTAGTCATGGGTGGTTTGGGTCAGGTTGGCAGCGCCCTGGCGCAAGTCCTGTCCAAGAAGAACAGCGTCTATATCCTCGACCTTAACGAGGGGCCTGGGCTTATCAAGGATCTAGACTTTCTACACGTCTGCATCCCCTATACGGAGAACTTCGTAGGCATCGTCTACGACGTCATCGAGAAGTACAAGCCGAAATATACCGTCATCCATTCTACGGTGCCGGTGGGGACCACAAGGCAGATCGGCGGGAACGTCTGTCACTCCCCGGTGAGGGGTCAGCATAACGACTTGAAAGGCAGCCTCTTGAAGTTTTCTAAGTACATGGGGTCGGTGAACCGCAGGACGGCGGAAGCGGTCAAAAGACATTTGGAGGACTCGCGGGTCAAGGTGGTCGTGTGTTCAAAACCCGAGGAGACAGAACTAACAAAACTCCTCTGTTTGAGTCGATATCTGAACGACCTGGCCTTTTACGAAGCAGCCTCTAGCCTTTACAAGCGGTTCAGGGTCAATCGGAACGTCATGAAACACTGGACCCAGACGTACAACGAAGGCTACAAGGGAACCAAATGGGTAAGGCCGGAACTCGACTTTCCTAACGGGAAGGTCGGGGGCCATTGCGTGATTCCGGTCTCTAAAATGCTCGTGGAACAGACCGAGGACGAGTGGTTTGACAGGAATTTAGAACTATTTCGGTAGCTTAAAACAGATTTTCCGGGAGCGCCGGCCAGCGCTTAATAGCTCTCTCCTAGAGAGGGCATCCCCCCGGCAACAGCTTCTAGGGCTGTTTGGCACTCGCAAGGGTGTCGGACAGCCCTTTTTTTGTTGCCGGACACTTTGGAGAGTTAATGGAAAACATCGACATCGATAAATCCTCAGAGCCTCCGCAGAACGACGGTCCTAGCTGGCGCGAGATCCACAAGAGGGAATTGGTGGATTTCGTCAAAGAGTTCTACCGCAAGTCCTGGGATTGGCGGTCGCAAGCCTATCACGCCAAATGGGACAAGTACGAGCGGAACTATAGAAACATCTACGACCCAGACATTAAGGCCAAGAAAGAGCCCTGGCAAGCGACTATGTTTGTGCCGGCCACGGTCACTAACGTTGAGGTTATTTCCGCCTCTCTCACCAAGATCGGGTCGGGCAAGAAAAGACCTATTGGCTTGGAGCCTCGGGAGGCGGGGGACGAGCTACAGGCTGAACTTAATACCGACCTTCTGGACTACTACCGGGAGAAGGGCGACTACGAGTTGCATAGATACGCTTGTGTCAAAGAGGGCTGTATCTACGGTTCGGGGTTCATGAAGCTTTACTGGGAGAAGAAGTACGCCAAGCGGCGGGTTGTTCAACCAAAGATGGAATCTTTGATGTCGGCCATGCTCAAACTGCGGATGCCTAAGAAAATCGGGGAGACAAGCGAATGGCAGGACGTCTTAGTTAAGAACGGGATCACCTTTCAGCATATCCACATTAGAAACATCTTCCCGGAGCCGAACTTTACGGATTTAAAGAGGCTCATCCACCGAGAATATCTAACTTACAACGAACTCAAGCAGATGGCCGACCAGGGGCATTTCGACCAGGATTCGGTCACGCTGTTAGCCGATATTCAGGAATCCAACAACTTTGAGGAAGAACTTAGGCCCCTTAAGAGCGACCAGGGACACACAGACCCGAAACTAGCCAGACCCACCTACGACAAGAAGCACACCGTTTGGGAGTACAGCGGGCCTCTGCCGCTCAAGTGGATCAACCTCGACATGCCCGAGGACACCGAGGAGCAGAAGAAAGCGGCAATGGAAGTCACGCCAGGCGTCGCCTTTATCGCATCAGCTGATTACTACTTGGCCTCGGGGGAGTCGAACAGCTACGACGACGAACCCGCCTTTGTGAAGATGGATTATATCCCCTCTCCCGGTGGTGGTTATGGAATCGGCGTCGCGCAGCTAATTGAAGGTTTGCAGGAAGAATACAACGAAATCCGCAACCAACGGATCGACAACGTCGTGATGCTGATGAACAAGATGATCGCCGTGGTCGAGCGGTACGTGGTTGATCCTACTGAACTTAGGTCTAAGCCGTTTGGGGTCATCCGCTTCAAAGGCTCTGACATCGACGACGTAAGGAAGATTTTTACCGAACTCCAGGTATCCGACGTCCCCATTTCTGCCTTTAGAGAAACTGGGGAGTTGGAGAGGCAGATCCAAGAGACGACAGCGGCCAACAGGGTCACGACCGGCAGCGCTGGGATGAGCAGAGACACAAACCAGACTCTAGGGGGTATGGAGCTGCTCAAACAAGCAGCCTTCGACCGCTTCACCGTCTACGCCTTCCTGATAGGTCGAATGTTTGATGTGAAGATCGCAAAGAAATGCTCCGAACTGATCTATTTGAACATCGACGAGCAAGCCCTTCAAAGAATCCTCGGGATGGTTCCGATTGAATATCTGCCGATGCAGTACCTCCCTCGGTGGGAGCTGTGGAAAAGGCTTCCTCCCGAGGAGTTGAACGTCTGCTACGACTTTGTCCCCGTGGACGTCTTCAGCCAGGAAAACAAGTTTCAGAAGTCGCAAGACCTGGCCTCTAAGATCCAGCTCATGGCCTCGGTGGTTCCTGGGTGGAACCCTCTGCCGGCGCTCAAGAGGCTGTTCAAGTATTCCGAGTTTACCTCCGACGAGATAGCGGAAATCTTTGAAGGCGTCCCCCAAGGACCTCTTCCGACCCCTCTAGGCATGGGCGAGGGCGTCCCTTCTGTAGCCCGACCGACAAAGCAAAATACCGGGGAGACGTCCCCCATGCCAACCGACGGAGTACAGCCTCTTGGGTAATTTGGACAGATTGGAACAGTGGCTTGATGAAGAAGAAAGAGCGCGTCTGGAGGAGCATAGAAAGTTAGTTCTAGCGGACGCGCCCAAAAACCGATTCTCGATCACCACCGGAGAGATTCGGATGATCGAAGCCGTCCGGCAGGAGATCGAAATTATCAGACGGAGTCCGGAACCCTAACCCGTAATCCGGCCCAAGGAGACTAAATGGACATTCTTAACGGTGAAACCCCTGCGCAAGACCCGGCAGGTTCACGCGATGCCGACGTAAAGGCACGGTTGGCGGCTCAGTTGGAAGCTTTCAAGTCTACTGATCCCGCCCGCGTGAATCCCCCTGTCCCCCAGGCGGCCACCACAGCGGAAACTCAGGCGCAGCCGACGGCCCCCGAAAAGGCGCAACCCGAGGCAGCGCAACCGAAACAGAACGAGGAAGGCGAGGTTGATCCTCAGCTTGCAAAAGAAGAGAAGATCAACGAGAGCCTTGGAAAGAAAGTCCAAGACAAAGAAGCGCGGATTCAGCAGATCCTTCGGCAACGTGAGGAACTAAAGAAGCAGTTGTACGCGAAAGGCCGGGAAGCGGCTGCCCTTGAAAAGCAGCCGATGACTCCCCAGGAGTTCAATGGCCTGACGCCGGAACTAAAACAGCAGTTCCTTGCGGACCTT